CTATTCTGAATATAATTACCATTAGAATTACATACTACAAGATTATTTATATTATTAAGTTTATGCTTGAGTTGATATTCTTTTATATACTCTAAAGATATTTTACTTTGTTCTGATAAGCCTACAATTCGTTTTCCAGCTTTAGATTTGGGATCTTTGACAATCCTTACTGATATTGATTTTCCCTCATGAGATGGAATAGATACTAAGTTTGTACTATGGTTAATTGAAATTATAGAGTTGTCAAAATCCACATCATTCCAGCTTAAAGCCATTAATTCTCCTACTCTAATTCCGGTACTAATTAAAATAAGTAAAGCATGATAATATACTGAAATAATGTTATTTGTCTTTTCATACTTTTTGGCAACCATTATTAATTTTTCTATCTCATCTTTTTCTAGAATGATTTTGTTCATATTTTTTGTCTGTACGGCACAATTTTCTTCTTTTGGAAGAGAAGTTTCTAAACATGGATTCTTATTAATCTTTCCTGTTTTTACAAGATGATTGAAATATGGATTAATTAAAAATTTAACTCTTCTAACTTCTGAATAGGAATAATGGTTCGATATACTATTGAATAATTCTTGAATATCGTCTGAACTTATTTGTCCAACTTTAAACTTGCCCATTTTTTTATTTTCAATGTGCGTTCTAAACAACAACATATTACGAGAATAAGTGCTTTTGCTCCATATTGGCACTTTATAGGTGCTAATATAACACTCCATACTTTTATCCATGCGTTCTTTGCTTGGTTCTACCTCTTGTTTAATAAAAGATTCATATTTTTTAACTGCTTTGTTTTCAACCTCTTCTTGAGTTTTTCCGTAAATTGGAACTCTATCTCCATTTACCGTAATAAGCATTCTTAATCTTCCGTCTGGCATTGTCGTTATTTTATTCATTTTATAAATATTTTTCTTTTTAAATGGCATATAATCTCCTCCATAAATAATAAAGGGATATATATTTTAGCCTGATAAAATTACTTTAACAGTTATCAAAGCTAACGTCAATATCCCTTTCAAGCAAGCTTATATTTCTTTGCCTTCCATATTTTTAAAATATTCAATGCAAGAGCTTCTATAAAAGAAATGTGACTTACCAACCTTTATTAAAAAAGGAAGTTCCCCCTTTTTTATCATAGCTCTTGTTTTAGTTGAACCCCATGGTAATTCTTCTAATAATATATTTAAAGGAAGTAATTCTTCATCTTTATTTTTTTCATTTCTATTATCCATATACTGTTTATCTCCTCACACTAAATAATATTCATCTATGTATTTAATTGCTTTATCTAATTCAACAAACACTCTATCACAAACATAATCTAACCAGGGGTGTAATTCTTCTCCATCATCTTTAAATCCAATAATGGGGATACCATTGTCATATGCATGTTGTAGCTCCATTGCAGTACCAATACTTTTACCATTTAGATTAACGAGTATCAAATCACTTGTCCTAACTTTATGTAAATCAAATCTAAGTATTTCTTTTTCTGTTTCGTGTCTTTTTTCTAAGAAATTATAGTAATCATTAGGATTTAAACACGACACATGATAACAACACTCTCTAGATTCTAGCCATTCTCTGGCTGTGGCTCTCCAAACCTCAGATTCCTCAAATGAAATACCAGACATTGAACCGGCAAGATAAATACGATAAGATTCCATATATTAATCACTCTCCTTATCTAACTTATTTATCAATTCTGCAATCTCATATGGTGACATATCCTTTTCATCAATCTTATATTGGTAAATATGCTCTGTATTTCTAAAATCTATTTTGTCATATTCAAATCTTCTTTTTGCCTCTGCTTCTTTTAAAGGGGTTGAATAATCTCCCCTTATGACCTGTCGGTTAACAATTTCTTCATCAGATACATCTATTAAAAACCCTTTATATTTAATATTTTTATCTTTGAGTTTTCTAACTCCATCTGGGGTTAATATAAAAATCGTATTTTGAGTAGCATTTTTATAACTTTCAATAGAAGATCCATAAAACAAAATCCCATTTTTAGTGGTATAATACTTGACTTCAAGAAAGAAACCATCAATATATTTTTTAAGAAATTCCTCTACAGATAAGTAAAAATATGTATCTCCTTCTATTTCTTCCTCTCTCATAGGACGGGTTGTATATGTTGTTGCTCTTGTATATCCAAACTTGTCTATTAATTCTCTTACTACTGTGTCCTTTCCAGTACATGACCTTCCTGATATAACTAACACTATTTATCACCTCCAATAAACAATAATTCTTCGGAATATGGCAATGTCTTTGCCCAGTCAATAAAATCTATAGACCATTCAGTAAGTTTATGACCTGACCTTTGATGGATTATATTTAATACATTTTCATAGTTCAAAGTAACTGTACGAGTTTGCAACCATGATTCTGGCAACAATTGAATTAATGCTTTCCAATATTTTTTATCTTTTGTTTCACTAAACTTCTTTCTGATAGCTTCTAAATCATAAATCGTAGCATACATAATTGAATCTATAACTTCATTCAACCCCCAATCAAATTCAAAACAATCTTTTTTTATGGAATTGGAAGACAGTTTATGCATTGTTGATGTGCTATTTGCTGTAGTTCCAGTTTTATATGTATCAAATTCCTTCCACCAGTAAAGTGGAGCGATAATATCAACTGAAATAAATATCTGACGAAGAAATTTTCTATGTTCACTACCTGCAATAATCAACTTTTGAGCTAATTTAATATCTTTTTCTCCTAAAAGATATTCATCTTGTTTTGCGTACCCATTGCCTAAATCTATCATGTTATACATACTGTCAGATTTATTCCAACTTTCTAAAGGGTTCCTCATTCCCCTAAAAGCATTTCTAAAATTAAAAACTTCTGTATTTGTAAATTTCATTTTAAATCTCCTCATGTATTAGTTTTGTTTCATATTACTCTTTATTGTGTTAACAATAATAGTTTCAATATCTGGTAATGCAATGTTTTTACTGGCGTTTATATCCGCATTTTCTGTATGTCCACATTTTACACACTGGAATTTTGATTGGTTGTTTTTGCAATCCCTATTATCTTCATGAATGCAACCACACTTGGAGCATCTCTTGGATGTGTATTTTGGATTAATAAGTTTGAATTCAATTCCTACCTCCTCTGCTTTGTATTTTATTTTGCTTTGTAAATCATAATATGCCCAATTTTTGAGCATGGAATTTTCTTGCTCTTTGCTGAATCCACTAAGATTCTCCATCTGAATTATTCCACATTTATATTTAATGGCTTGATTGACCAAATATCTACTGACCTTGTGATTATACGTATCTCTGAATCTGGCACATTTATCTCCAATTTTATCAGAGTCTTTCATCCGTTGCCTTCTTCCATGACCGGTTTTATTCTCAGAAGCCCACTTTGTTGAACGGGACAATTCTTTTCTTCTTTTTTCTATAGTATTTCTATAATGTCTTATTTCTTCTCCAGATATTATTGATTCATTATATTTGACTCTTTCGTATGTTTTATTTGTTATATTATAGATACTAAATGTTGCAGTATTTACAACTCCTAAATCCACTCCAAGTATTTTATTCGGGTCTAGTAATTCTTCTTTTTCTGGTTCAAACGTATATGCTAATCCAAAGAACCACTTCTTTTTTCTTTCATCATATGTTATTTGCCCAGCACCTTGCTTATATTCCAAGTTTGAAACTCTTTCTAAAATTGGAACAATAGATTTATGTAAATTATTTATTTTAAACTCAACCCTTTTTATATCTAATTCCTTCTTTCTTGCATTGTTAAATAACCCGATTTCAACGAACCAATCTTCGTTATCGTCTTTATAAATCTTATACGATTTATTATGTATGACAATTGGGTTGTTCTTTTTATATGAGGTCAGTGAAGATTCCCCCTTTAATATTTCAGATGGATTAAAGTTTGATTTTCCAAATACAAAAGCTCTAGTTTGAGCAATATTTCCCGTATTATATCCATCCATTATTTTCTTCATATTATCCTCAACATAACACTGAAACGATTTCCCGTAATCTTGTTTTATATCTTGCCTTTTATTTATCAATTCTGTAAATTGAAGTGAAGATGCTACATTGCAAGCTTGCATTGTCTTGTTCCTTAAGTTAAACAGCTCACTATATATTAATTTATTTTTATTTGTTATTTCAAATTTTGTATTTTTTATCATAAGATCTCCTAGTGTTTTATTGTTTATTATTTACATTCATTGTACATTATTTAACTCTTGTTAATATTAAACGGCACTGCATTATACGATAAATGCTTTACAAACGCATAGTAATTTAACTCTTGTTAATATTAAACTATTTCTTTCAAGAATAAAATATTTGCTATTACTTTATAGTAATTTAACTCTTGTTAATATTAAACAGGAATTAATGGATATATATTACAAACTACCAGAATAGTAATTTAACTCTTGTTAATATTAAACCCTAGTAAAATCAGCAGTTAAGCAAATTACTATATCTATGTAAAAGAGTTAAATCTCGCACGCCACAAGGTATTACCCATTATAGTGCGTCCTTTTTACCAACCTCAAGGTGTTGGATGGCTTATTGAGAGTAAAACCCAAGCTTATTAGTGTTTCCAAGCATTTACGGGCTACTGTCTCAATCTATGGCTGGAACTATCAGCCGAGATATAATATCTCTTGAGCACCATAAGGTGCTATTTTATATGTTGTTTTTATTACAATATGAAAGAAACACTTTGATATTATTATTTATCTGTTCTTTCAGCTTTTAATACAAACTCAGTAACCAATCCATTTTCTATAATACTTTCAAATCCATGCTCTATGTATAGGTTTTCACATTCGCCAATAGATATTTCTATGCATTCAGCACATAAAACATCTGTTTCATATTGTTCATTTATTTGTGGGTTCATCTTCTTCCCTTCTACTTTCTTCACTAGAAATCACACAACAACTAACAATCACTGCTGTTAGAATACCAAATAGGTACCCTATGGCTGCGTACAACATTCTTCATGGCTCCTTTCTTCAGAATCGTCTTTATCATTTTTGTGATATTTTTTTCTTAACCGTTCTTCTTCTTTTTCGTAATAATCTAAAATATCATAGTTGTCTGGAACGTATATTTTCATCACCACCTTCATTAAATTGTTTGATATTATTTCTATTAATGCTTCTGTTATAACTATATTCGCCAAAATACTTCTCTTCTGCCTCTTTACGTATATTTACTGCATCTTCAAAATTCTGAAAATATCCTAAATGTATTCGACGTAGATTATTTGTTATATAGGCTCTCCATTTCTTTTTAGATTTACAATAGCTAACACCGACGAACCCACTTGTATTATTTATTGGTGATTTAATATTTTTCAAATTGTCCCCATGGGTAACCACTCTTAAATTACTTTTTCTATTATCATATTGAACGTGAAAGATATGATCAACTTCATAGGATGGAGGACATCTCATTATAAATCTGTGCTGATAAATTTGTTTTCCATCTATAACAGCTGCAATATATCCAGTGTCTTTTTTCTTATACCAATAGTAATCATTAATTATATTGAAATCTTCTAAATCAAAGTAAAACTCTTCTCCTTTTGAAGTATATCCAACCCCATATTCACCACTTAATTCATATTTATTACACTTTTTATTAAGTTTACCTCTTTCTTTCGCTAACTCGCTGTGTAAGCAACCGCACGATTTTGTATTACCACTTAATAAACTATAATGTTCCTTAATGGTTTTATTTCCACAATCACAGATACAATTCCATCCTTTTGAATGTGTTCCATTAGGTCTAATAATATCTTCAGCTTGGTTTAATATTAGTAATCGTCCAATTCTTAATCCTGTCAAATCTTTTGATTTTTTTATTTCATTTTCTCCCTTATGTGTGATTTGTCACTAATATCTACAAAAATAATGACCTCCAATGTGAGCCGAAATATCATTATTTCTTGGACTTGTTGAAAAGTAAACAGTATTAAAATCTAATATATCTGTTTTACCTTCTAATACTTTACGTATATTCTTATATTCTTTGTCTGTTGGGTCTGCGTTATTCCTATCACTCCATGAGCAAAACTGCCCTTTTTGACTTAACACTTCATATAACGTACCTTTAAATTCATTATGTATCATTCTGTTAAATACAACTTCAATTACTCCACGCTGGCCTCGATTACTTTCACCACGGGACTCTATCCATACAATTTTAGCTAATAAATCAATTTCATCATTTGTTAATACAACATTCCATCTATTTTTTAGCTCTAATTGTTTTACTTCTTTAGCTTTAACCTTCTTTGTTTTCTTCATTTTTACTGTTGTGATACCAATGTCATCTTCACCTAAACTCCCCAAATTATATAAAGCTATTCCAGCTAGAGGAGTATCTGACCCATGAAACATATAAACTGTTTCATTTACAGTGGTTTCTGTATTAATTTCTTCTTGATTATAGTAAACTTCTTGCTCATACTGTTTGCTCCCATGTTCATACCTATTTACAGCGGAAGCATCAGTCGTCCCACTAAGATATGAAAGAACAAGCAGGGTTGCACTCGACAATAGAATCAAAGTACTTAGCATGTTTTTCTTCATATTTTTAGTTCTCCTTATATTTGAATTTATTATGTTGTATATATGTTTTATATTATTTGTATTTAGTTATGACTTTCTTCATATGTAACATTGTACTTCTTAACCTCAAATTCATTTAGATTGAATCCAAAATCTACTAGATCACTTTCTGCAATTTCTCTTTCAACATAGTGGCATGTCTCCAAAAAATCCATCGTAGTAAGTTTATCTCCTTCTTTAACAAATCTGTTTCTTTTGTCTATTGGATATTTTTTAAGTCCTATTTTGGTTTGGATTACAAATACTTCTTCACTCATAAAATTTATTTTCTCCTTTCAAACTGAATCCTGATTTTTATTACATCATCCATGGAACCGGCATTGCGTGGTCGGAATCTCCTTCTTCAATAATTCCTCTTTCGTATAACATTTCAGTTATTCTGCAACCAAGTTCATCATATGTATCCATATCCTTGTTAAAAAACGATTCTCTATATTCATATAGTTCATTTAAATTATGTAATATGCAAGATGTCAAAAATGCATCATTAAATCCAGTAGAATTATCAAACCATTGATAGTAATTCCAATATGTAATATACTTTGGCTTCTGATAACATTTAAATATTTTGTCTAACTCTTTAACAAATGTCACAAGAAATTCATCTGTAATCTGGTTTTCTATATAATAAGGATATTTATGTTCGCTCATATTCAAATCCTCCTATTGTATGTTTTATATTGTTTTCATTAATACCAAAATCTTATTTTATAATGTTTATGGTATATTAGCGTTTTGTATAATCACCTGTTATGTATTTTTTATAATCTTCATTTAGCCATTGCTTTATTCTGTAATATCTGTTTTCATCATATCTTGGATTGTCTTCGTTGTACCATTCATCTAATGCAAAAGTATGTTTTTCGCTATTACAGATTTGACATGCTGGAACACAATTACTTAAATCGTTTTCTCCTTCATGATTAACATGTTCCTTATGTAAATCATGAATTTTTGTAATACCTCTACGTGTTCCAAAATGCTGATCCGCCGATAGTCCGCAATAGGCACAAGCATTATTAAAATAATATTTGCAATCCAGCCATTCTTGAGAAGTAATTCTATGTTCTTTATTTTGTCTTTTTAACCTACTTCGGAGAGAACTTTCTTTCCCAGAATCACTGTTGCACCATTCTCTATATGCTCCATTTTTAATCCTTCTTCTACCATTCCGTTTCATTATTTCACGAACATTCCATTTGTTTTCTATTCTTGCAATCCTATTTTGCTCATTAACATGTTCACGATGTTCTTTTTTCCATTCAACTGCTTTCCTTGAACCGCATCTTTTGCATTCTGGATGTAATCCATCTATATTATTTGTTTTATTTATATAGAAATATTCATTTGTACATGGAAGCCATTCATCTTCATTTTCAAAATATTCTTTATGTCTTGTACATTTTTTATAAAGGACTCCGTCTACAATTTTATGGTATTCTTCGTATGGACGCTTATCAATTCTTTTACTTTTTGCTTCAGTCTTGATATTGTTCTCAGTTAATATTTTACGTACCGCACTATAAACAATATCAAGATTTTTACTTATTCGAAACACATTAATTTTTTCTTTTGTATATAGTTCAATAATTGTATTTTTTTCTTCTGAATTTAACTCTTTGTATTTTCTAATTTCTTAACATTCCTTTCGCATTATATTATTTATGCAACATAATGAAACAACTTTTTGATTAGTAATAAAACTTTTGTTAATTAGTATAATTAAGTTTTTATTGGTAATATTATTATTATAGCTTTCCTACAGTATTTGCTTATTAAACTGATGATAGACTCCGCAATCTTAATCGTTAACTGCAAACTAAGTAGGAAGTAAAATAAATCAAGCAAATAATCTCAAAAGTGAATAGTGTTTACAATAGCATTATTCACTTTACATAACATACAGATGGAATTTAGATTTTGTTTACTTATCTTTTATAGTCCATAATTCCCCATCTTGTTTTAATATTTCGTATTTACTATTAAATTCTAGTAAGTTAACTTTAGTGTTATCTATCGAAACAGTGTATGTATATTTCCCCGTTGGTTGCTGCCACAGTTGCCAACCGGCTCCAAAAAATAATATTCCAGTCTGCGCTAACGATAACATGATAATACCAATCCATATTACTATATTATTTCTACTTTTATCTGCCATGAGTCCCCCAATAACCATAAATAATATTCCTACACCAAATACAACCCAAAAATACCATGATGGTAATGAGACTATTTCTGTCTGACTAAAAATATGTAATCCCTCCACTTTTCCAATCCTTTCTTTTATTAATAATCAAATACATCTTCGATTTTATTTATATGTCAAAATAATCCTTCAACTTTAGCTGTTCTATGGTTGATAAATCTTATTTTAATATTTCCTCCATATCCATAAGATTCAATACAATTATCATTTATACAAATGGGAGAAAACTTTACTGTCCAAGGTTCTTTATAATATTCCCAAACCCCAATTTCAACATGGCCTCCACATACTGGACACTTGCCTTTAACTTTTATCCTCTTCCAATTCTTATAATTAAGCTCCATTATTCATCCTTCCTTATATTTCCACCAAATGTACCTTTTATGTTATCGTTTAATACCAATATCTTTGTAGTTTTTGTATATCTTACCTTCTGAATAGTAGTCATTATAATCATTTTGTTCTATGTAGTGCCAATATCCTTTATCATGTCCCCATTTTAAAAAATCAAAATTATAATACGTAGTTTCATATTTATTGTTAACCATTTGCCTAAAACTAAGTTCGTCAATGTCATTTGAGTTGGCAACATATCCAGATATCCATTCTATTTCTTCCTTTGACATATGCTCATCAACAACATATACTATTCTTACTATTTCATTTTCTTTTCGTTTAATTTGTGATAATTGATTTGTATGCCTTAAATGATATACAACCCGATTACAATGATTATAAGGGAATATACTATCAATATAGCTAGTATGCATTTCCAATTTAATATTATTATCATTTAAAATCTTGAATAATTTCCCGTACCACTTTGTATTAAATGTTTTAGAAAAATTGTGTAATGGATCTCCGCCTCCTGAAACAGAAACCATATCATAATTTCCAAATCTAATAGCAGCATCTAAATTATCAAGTCCTTCTAGCGTTGTTGTTGGTATTTTTAAATCGTTTTCTTTTACAATGCAATATGGACAACTGTAATGACATCCAAAGTTAGTTATAATACTTAAATATTTGTTCAATTTATCTCCTTTCGAATTAACAACCAAAACCTCATTTTACTGTGATTCAACATCCTCTTTATACATATTATTAATTTCCATAGTGATACTTAGGCTTAATTGTTGACCATATGAGAATTCCTTAATATTTTCTATTAAAAAATCATCTTGTTCTTTAGTAATTGTCAGGGAAGTACATAAGTGCCCAGTAAACCCAATAAATCCAGATTGAATTATTATCCATCCTTTGGCACATAATTTCTCAACCGATAAATTACATTCTATGCTATATATTTCTTTGAGTATTTTATCTGCCAAAGATATATGTCCATACATATTACAGCTATATAATTTACCTTCTGGTGAAACAAATCCTAACATCAAGTTCCCTCTTTCTTCTTATTTATCGTTCAATTTAAAACTCCGATGCAATCTCTTTTGTATTTACACACTTACAATAATTTTCTGTTTCTTCAAGTGTCTTAAACATTGTTTGTTCTGACCTGTTGTTGACATTTTGACTACTATTTACTTTGTATCTAACCGATACATTCCTGCCATTGAATGACATTTTAATACTTGATACCGTTACTTCTGTAGGAGCAAGTAGTGTATTATGAGCATCATGGAGTTTTCCCGTTCCGTTGCATCTTTTACATTCTACTTCATATCCATTATGTTCAAACTTTCCATTACCTTCGCATACAGGACATTTGAATTTAACTGGTACCCTATATACCGTATAAGCCTTTTCTCCAACTTCAAATTTATTATTTATTGTAATCATTGCTATTTCTCCTATTCTCAATCAAACTTTTGATTTACTTGCGTTTTTCTCGTTTCATATTATCTATTTATATGTATTTTACTGGAACGTTATCTAAACCATTTTCCACAGCTAAAAGATATCTTGTATAACCATCTGATAATATGTATTTACCATACTTGTTTATCCATATGGTAATAGGTTCATCTAAGAATTTCTTCTTTTTATATGCCTCTCTACATCTGTCCATTTTCCATTCTCTTGGTGTACACAGTTTAAATGACTTTTTAATTATAATCTTACTTATATCAATAACTTCTTCAGTGCCATATGGCTGCTTATGTAACCATTCATAGATTTTTTCTTTAATCATATTGTTATCCCCTTTCATTAACTTCCGTTTCATATTATTTGTTTTAAATAGAAAATGTGATATTACTTACTCTCTAGCCTTGTCCTTTGCTGTTGAGTTAATAATATCACATTAGTTTTTACATGTCAATAGGTTGTATCATATTATTTGTATTAAATTTATTTTTGTTGCTTGTGCTTCCAAAACCACCATTTCTAATTTCATTCACTTCATCATTATACGTAATCCCATATTCAACAAATATTCCTTGCATGAAACCATCGCCCTGTCTTAACACCAGTGTTTTGTCTTCATTTGTATCATTTGTTAATTTTGAAAAAATATGACCTTCATTATTAGAATAATAGTAATCACCATCAATTATACCTACTGTGTTGTTTAATTGCAATTTATACTTAAAACCTAAACCGCTTCTAGGATAACACTTAAGTACCCAACCCTTTTCTATGTCAACTCGAATTCCAGTAGGTATTTTTAATGTTTGGTTTGGGAACAACTTCCATGATACAGGCATTGTGAAATCATATCCAGCAGAATCTTTTGTTGCTCTAGTAGGTAATTCTATTGATTTATAAATATCATAGATATTACCTTCTTCAAACTCATAAGCACCGAATGTATCGACCCAATCCTTTTCAAACTGTTCATAGCTTACTTTTTCAAATTTTGCTATTCTTTTCATTTAGTCATCACCTTTATCAACTTCCTTAAATTTTCTTATCTTCCCTGATTTCTGAGCATCTAAGATTACTTTATTAGCATCTGCTCTCCTTAAAAAAACCGTAACCCCTATGTTGTTATTTGTTATGTATTGAGCTGTTTTTGATACTGTATCCAACCCTACAAAGGATTTATCAAATATTGTTCTAACTTTTAAAGTTTGTACATAGCATATACCTGTTTGTGGAATTATCCTTGCATGATAAACTTCCATTCCTAACTGTAATGTAATACCATTAACTTCAATTTCTTCCAGTAATTCGCTGGATGGCTCTGATTTTCTACTTACCATATTCGTTCACCTTCTCTGCTAAAAACTTTAGGTATGAATTAAATCTTCCTATTATATAGAAGTAATCCTTTCCTCTTGCGCCTTTTAATCTCATATCTGATTTAATGTCATCAATCGAATATGACTTTGTAGTCAGGAAATTAATAAATTGATGATTAATATCCTTGATGATTAACATCGAATTATCGCCTAATTTAGATATGATTTCTTTATATTCATCCAATTTGTCGTCTGGTATTTTTACTTTCGTTTTCGGGAGATTCTTAACACTATATGGACTTATATAATTGTAATTACCACCTTTATCTTTTTGATTTGTATGCGCTTTTAGAAGTGTTGCAACCTCATCCAAATCCTTAACTTTGAATTTAAACAGGACTTCATTATCAAGAGTTTCTATATCATATGCAATACCAGGTGTTAAATTATTTAGAATGTTATTTCCTCTGACTTTTGATGGAATATAGGCGACTAATATTCCTCTTCCATAACTATATATTTGATTACCTTTGCTGCACCTTATATGTAAATCGTCAAAACTATCATCTAATACTCCGTTGATATTTCTGGGATAATCATTTGTATCACGGTTATAATCTGCTACGACTCTGTATTTTTGAAACTTTTCTTTATTTTGTAAATATCCTGCCAAATAATCATCTCCTATTCTGTATAAGCCAACTTTTCTTTTTCTGTAAATCTATCAATTGGTAATCTTTTGTCTATTTTACTATCCTGTACAGGTTTATTTTGATTTATGTAATGTACAATATCATTTAAGCAACCATTGTATCCTTTTGAAAAATCAAAATCCACATCACTTTCTAACATGTCATTATTTTTATCTTGTAATTCTGCTAAATATAAAACAAAGTCTTTAATCCATTCTTGATAATCCATTTTTCTCCTTCCTTCTTATGTAAAAGTATTTAATTTTTTATTTATAAGTGATTTTAGGTATTGATTCTGCTACTATAGACTACAATTGTAATCTGTTCGATTTTGGTACCTTGTGTTGCATAGTAGTGAGAAGTTTACTTTCTTGCTTAGTTCTGTTAATCAAACATCTTATTAAAATCATCTTGCCACATTATTTTTGCTAGTACTTCAGATTCTCCGCACATCATCATTTGAATTATTACTACTGGTCTTTTCTCTTCTGATTTGTATCCATCACGACCATAGTTATCGTCATAATACTTTGTAGTATATTTACTTAAATGTGGCTGATCCTCATCAAACAAACTTTTTGCTATATCCCCATCAAGTTTAAATCTTTTAAAAAAGCTTTTCTGATAATTCTTTAAGATATTATCTGTTACTGCATTTATTTTAATTGTATTATTTACTGAAGAACTTCCTCCACTTGAATAACTATTTAACAATTTATCACCTCTTCTCGCGATAGAAATATTTATTCAAATTTATCCTCCCCATGCCCAAATGGTATTCTAATTCCATTATTTCCATATTACTTTATGTACATTATACTTGACATTATGTAACATAGTTGCTAATATAATAATGGAGGTGCTAAAATGAATGATAAAAATTTAAAACTAAAAGCTGCTAGAGCAGAAATGGACTTATCACAAGAGCAACTAGCAGGAATCGTTGATGTCTCAAGACAAACTATAAATCTAATTGAAACAGGCAAGTATAATCCGACACTTGATTTATGCATTCGCATTTGTTGGGCTTTAAACAAAACCCTCAACGATATATTTTGGAAAGAGAAGGAGAATAAATAATGCAGTTCAATATATTTAAATCAATGGTTAATCTTCATAATATAAAATTAGATGAACGCGAAATTGGAGTACAATTACAATATAAATCAAAAGTACTATCTTTATTTACTATTGCTACACTGTTAATTATTGTGGGGAATATAATTATTCTTACTCCTGGTACATTTAACATGCCAACAAGTATATACATCCCCTATGGTTATTCGGTAATCCCATTATTATTAGTGTTTTGCATCTCTCCTATTATTTGTTTTAAATATAATGCTAAACAGTCGGTCAATAACATTATTATGGGTATGATAGCAGCAATGTTAATTCCAATGACGTTGTTTGATTCTATAATTACGAATAACAATATTGCAATAATCATTTTGATTCTAGTTTCATTTTTAATTTCAATTCTTATTTACATTGTTTATGTATTAGCTTTTAATGCATATAATAAACATTTCTTAGCGGAGTAATAAGCTCCGCTTTTTATATATAGAAATATACTTTTATCGAGTTTTTTGATTCATTCTATTACAAAAGTCCCTGTAACTCCTTGTGTATTCATAACTATACTTAAAGATTTCATTTACTGCCTTGAATAATTTTGGCTCATACCGCTCTATAACTTCCAGTTCAAACTCAAAATCTCTTCCAAAAGGACAGCCAGCACAACCAGTTCTTTTCAACCCATACTCTGTATAACAACAACTATGTTTAATTTCATAATGGTCTTCATATACAATCTTCGTATCATTCAAATACCAAAATATAGGCCTATATCTATCGCAATTTTCATATGATTCGTCAAAACATGATTTATATGCGGTACTTCTAGCTCCTCCCTCTGCTTTTCTTATTCCAGTGATTTCCAAATCAAATTGTCCATTATTAATCACCTTATGAGCTAAATCTTTCTTTGCATACTTACAACACTTATTTGATATTGGTTGTTCTGGTGGGTTTTCAATCATAAATTCTTTAAGCAGTTTATTTTGACAAATTCCCATTTTGGCAGATTTCTTAGCATTGCACCACCACTCTAAGGCGGAAACGCAACCCTTCCAATATCTTTCGTTTACTTTACTTATACCCTTTTTAAGCTTTCCGTTAATAATGGCATTTTCTTCGGTTACTTCAGTACAATACTTTTCTAGTAATTCATCAAAGTTACCATCCTCCCATTTGAATTCATGCTTTTGCAATCTACTTATCATTTCACTGACGTTCTTGGATATGAAAGGTTGTCCATATTGTTTACATGTTGTTGGAATAGCTTTTATTGCCTTCTCAACTTTTATTGAAATATTATATTTAATCTCTAAATATTTCAGATGTTCCTTAGTTGCTTCATACTCTAAACCCGTGTCAAACCACACATATGTAATCTTATTATCATTATCCATTTTTGTACAAATATCTATCACAATATCGCTATCTGCTCCTCCCGATATTGTACAAACTATTTTTTTGTATTTAGAACTATTTATTTTTGAATATGCCCGAATAATATTATCAACTATAATTTTATCTTTAGGGCATATTTCTAATATTTCATTTAATGTCATTAATTAGTGGAGTAAAATGCATTTTATCGGTCGACCAAACCTCTTACTCCTTCCTATTAATTTTATGTTAATAAAATAGCTGTTTTATTTTTTGTTAATTGTTTGATGTTATATGCTCATAAAATTTATCTAATGCTCTTTCAAAAGCACCAATACCTGAAAAGAAACTGGTTAATCTTAAATCTTCAAATAAATAAGGCATTGCATTATATAATTCAATAAATATGTAATATAAAACATCTGGAACAATTGAATTTCCTGCTTGCTTATAAAGCTGAACATCTCTTATCCCAATTGATTTTGCCTTATAAAAGTCTTCATCTTTAAATCCCATAATTCTAAAACATTCTAATGGTGTTAATCGTCTGTATCTATAAGCTGATTCAATCTTGCAAATATTTGTTTGTGTAGCTGTAATAGTAGGGCAAATATCTCCACTTTCTTGAACTCTACCTCTTCTTGTCTTACTCTCCGGATAGCTTAAATCTGCAACACCACCTATTTTACATTCAATATATCCTTGTTTAGTAGCTTGATTTATTCTTACTCGTTCAGCTACTAAATCCCATGAATGACGATCAAGACTACCTCTTCCACCAATCCGAATACTATTAGATATTTCTTTGTTAATTAGTTGTATTTTTAATTTATCCCCAATATCTTGTTTAACGTAATATTTTTCTTCTACTCCATCTTCTAGTAAATCTTTTAATTGTACTTTAAGTTTTACATCTTGTGGAAACTTAAACTTACCATTGTCTAAGTCTTTTCTGATACTTAGCATAATTACGCGCTCTCTGTTTTGAGGAATACCACAAAACTTTGCGTTCATTACTTTCCAATATGTATTATATCCTGCATTATCTAAATCCTTTAATACAGTTTTAAATTCATGTTCAAATTTTTTAGCGGTTAAATTTTTTACATTTTCAATAATAGAAATGGAGGGTTTCTTTTCTCGTAAAATTCTAATTCCTTCATAATACATTCCACTCCTTGTTTTATTTCCATCTTCATCTATAAAACCAACTTGTTTGCCAGCTAAAGAAATATCAGTACATGGAAAACCCCAAGTCATCATATTAAAATCATCAATTTCTTTTTCATTTACTTGAGTTATATCCCCTAGGTTTAAACTTTCGTTTACTCCATGTATTTTACAGTATGATTGAATTGCATGTTTATCAAATTCGCAGAAATTAACTAATTTATAGTTTTTCAATCCTATTTTCTATCGTCTGCGCAGACATTTACCTAGGATTATTTTTCCTTTCTTAATTTTTTTGTTTTATATTATTTTTATTAAATCATAAGCAAATCATAGTTTGCTTTGCTTCCTAAACACATGAGTTATATCAGTCATAATCTCATTATTTATCTTGTAAAATCTTTGATTTGTATTGGGATTATCTAATCCTCCCAGTTTTTCATCATACTTCCCAACTTTAAGATAATCTAGGTATCCCATTTCACTTTTAAAGGTTTCAATACTATCATTTCCACTATAGATGCAAGTTTTTAGTCCATATACTTCTTTTATATGGACTAAATATCTTTCAAGTTCTTCAATGTTCTGATCTCCTCCCATAAAACAAACACAAGTAACTAAATCCTTATATTGGCTTATTACAAAATCAAAGTCATCACATAAAAGATTCCCTGTATAATCCCATAAATATGTACTGTGACAGCCCTTACATTTGTAGGGGCAGCCACTTATATTAAATACCAAAGATACTTCATTCGGTACTTCCTGAAAAACAATATCATAATGCGAATATCTCAGATTATTCATAGTATCTCTTCTCTGCTTCAGCTTGTCTCGCTTCTGAAAACCTAGATACCCTTTTTAAATATCCAATAATTCTTGTTATATAATCTATATCATCACTTCCACACTTTTCACATTTTGATAACTTGTGTTTGCTTATATGTCCACATTTGTTGCATATTGTATTCGGTATATTAAATGTAAAATATGAGCAGCCTGTCTTTATTGCATCTTCAAGTAGCTGTATGTACTGTTCTTTTGAAAGGTGTTCGCTTAAATTTGCATGTAATGCAGAACCGCCATCCAGATAACGAGTTAATCTATCTCCATGTAGAATAAATTTATCTATCAAATTTGATGAATCATCCTCTACGATATAGAAATAACTATTATAGCAATCTCTTGGAACAGAATATCCGTCTTTTTTATCCCATGCTGCATTCTTTACCCCAAGATTTTCAGCCGGCACGAATTCTGTGTTAAACATTAATTCCTTCGTTCTTGCATTCTTATTCTCTTCATAAATAGGTTTCAAAATCATTTCTCCATAGTCGAAATAATCTTCATTTGGAGAAATATCAATATTTAAAAACTCTGCTCCCTCAACAAACCCATTGATACCCAACGTTAAAAATTGCTTTTCTAATGATATGTATCCAGCCTCATATACTGGTAATAATCTTGCATCGAAACTACTTTTAACTATCTCATTGTATGCAGTTAAATATTTATGAATCTTCTTTACTTGCGCTCTTACTTTTTCAGTTATATCTTCGTTATTTTTAATAGCATCCTGGACAAGCCTGTTTATGTTGATTGTTATAACACCTTTAGATCCGGTAGAAACTCCACCTGCACCAAGAGTAAAAGAAAATGTATTATCAGATATTTCATTTCTAAGCCTACAACATGAAGCCAAGCTATCCACACTGTTGCTTCTATATGTAAAGAATGAATGCCCCTTTGAATACATTTCAGCTGAGAAATCCTCCCATTCTTTATCAACGTATTCAGTTCCATTATCTAATAAATTTAGTGTCTCAACTGGGAATGTAATGACTTTTTTTAATCTTTCATCGTTGAGCCAATTCATAAATCTCTTCTGCAACCAACTCACGCTCTCCCATCTTGGTTCTGTCCCATCTGGAAAAACAAAGTTATCAAAAATACCATTAAAATATGGTTCATCAAAATATGCTATATTCCAGAATACACTTTGAAAATTTCTGGCTGCGGCAGGTTGATTAAGTGAATAGACCACTTGCTGGAACACATCAGTGACAACAATATCAATAGTCCTGTGTTTCTTTGACGAATCTACTACTTCATTAACATGATTAAAGTAATCATCTCCATATTCAGTTCTAATAAAGTAATCCATATATGTAAGAAATTCTGGTGTTGAAACTGCACCTGCAAATTGAGATGCTACTGCAAAAACTAAATTAATAAATGAACCAGCAAAAGAATGAAGATTTGTTGGTGCTGCCGAAATCCCACCTATAGATTGCAACCCATTAAATAAGAACGGATACATGGTAATGCTAACACAGTATGGAAGTAGCGGATTTGTTTCATCGTGTCTGTATATTTCGTGATTATCAAGCTGTTTTATATATTCAACGGCTAAATCTTCTCCGTATAACTCGGTTATTTTGTTAACCATCATTAACCTATTCGTGCCGATAGCTTCTTTTTTATATAGCTCTCCTGTAAGTGTAGTTACATTCTTGCACTCAACATTGGCATTAGAATCTACTTCACTTCCAGTTGATGCGTTTATGGCATTCTTATATTTTTCAATAAAGTTTAAATATTTTTGATAATTGTTTAGCATTGAGCTCTCCTTATGTTGTATTATTGTTTAGTATTTATGTATTTCATTAACTGTGCAGATGTCATAATCTCATCATATACTTCCGCAAAAGGTGCAGATTTAATATTGTGTTTATCTGCAAAATCCATTATTGTATCAATATCTGAAATATAATCATATTCTATCCCCTTACTATCCATAAGAGCTTTTATCTGATTACACACCGGACACCCAGTAGAGTAAAATTTAATCATTTATACATGCCTCCTTTATTTTGATATTTATATAAACCTAATAAATAGGTTATAGTTAAGTGTTTATTATTACTATCGTTAAAACCATAATTACATCTGATTGATATTATTCACATCTGGCTCAACAAATATATATATATCTTGTTTGAGGGTTGGTTTTAAAATTCTTACTTTCTCTTCAGCAATATCTTTGTCTAAATTATCAGCGTATACAAAATCATCATTGTCTTGCCCAATAATTACTCTATATTTCATATTCACTCCTTTCCAAACTAAAACATTGATTTATTGTTATCTTTATTAACTCATAGGTATTTCAACAACATCTTCATCCTCTTCAAAATATTCGTCTGGATTATGTATGTATATATCCTTCTTTAACACATCTGTTATCATTGATTTGTAGTAACTATATACTTTATTTTTAGCTTCAATTTTATTATTTGCTCTTACTAATACAATAGGTAACGCACCATCATCAGTGGCAATATAAATCATAAACGCTCCTTTCTCAACCAAACTCAACTTTTATAGTTTCTTTAAATAGTAACTGCTGTCCATAGTATAAACAGTAACCACTGACACATAATCTTCGTAATCGTCAACTAGACTTGTCCTCAAATAACCTTCTTTTGGGTTTCCTTTATTATCTTTTATGTATTCGAGTATCATTACCTCTCCAGATTGCAAATGAGATATATTAACAATGCAGCCTTTTCTTAGTGGATACCTTCCATCAGTTCTTTCTTCACCGTCTGAACCGGTTATCATTTCTATTCTGTACAATTAATCACCTCTTTCATAATTACTTAAATCTATATATCCATCTCTCAACATCTGGTTATATAACTCATAACCCTCATTTTCATTCTTCATGATATATGTGGTTCCATTTACAAAAATAAAATAACCGTTTGTGCTTATATGATTTACCTCTTCAATATAATTATTGTTTAATGCTATCCTCATTTTCACCTCCAACACTTCTATATTATATCTTCGTAATACAATATCTGATATTCCTCAGGTACATTTGACATATACATAGTACAGTTCTTAATCATTCTAATTACTTCATCTTTATTAACTTTGATTTCCCATCTATCATCATCAAATAAGATTAGCTGATCAAACTTATATCCATGCAGCAACCTCTCACCATATCCAACCGCTTTTATTCTTGTTCCATCTACAAGATATAATTCACAGTCACTAAGATTATTCCTAAACTCTAAAATTTGTTCTTTATTATTTTCTGCAAACTGCTTTAATCCTTTTCTTGATAATTCTGTTGTATAACCTAAGAAAGCCAAATCTAATCTTCTAGGCTCTATTTCTTCATTCATAATACAAGTTGCTATATTATCACTTCCTTTCCACAAATAACTCATTCTTTTAATCAATATTCTTCAGTAATAATATGTCTCTTAAATCTAGTTCCACACACAGGGCAGTTCTTAAATATAGTGGCTTGTGGACTATTGTTATTACAGTCAAATGTTCTGGTTTCAATTACGCTTTTACATTTTCCACAAATCGTATTAATCCCTGAATAATCTGAACACCCTTCTTTTGCTAAATCAATTCCAATAAGCTGATATTCATCCATGTTTCACCTCCAAAAGAGTTATTTTATCATTCCTGGCTAAACTCGAAATTATTTAGTACCCTACCTATTTGGTTAAATGATAGCTCACTGAAATTTCCTGTTTGTGGATTGAAACAAGTAATATATGTTGCATATGTACTCTTATTGCGTCCTACCGGCTTTATTTCAGTAGAAAATTCAATAAAATTTCCTACCTTCAAACCCGTAAAAGCTGGACTTTGAGAACTTTTATTTACTTTTGTACACTTTCCAATACAATTTAATATCATCGTTTCTACTCCTTTCTCGGACAAACCCTGATTTTATCAATCCTTTTTTCTACCTTTACACTCATTCCTATCTGCATTACAGCCTTTACACGGATCTCCTTGTGAATTAACTAATAACCAGCATAACTGACCATCCATTGTACAGGTAGATGGAACATAACCTTGCCCCACACACATATTTTTAAACATATCTGACATACATTTCCCCTTTCTTATTTGCTTTGATAACAATCACAATCTATGTATTGTTCTATATTTTCAATAAGTAATTCAACTACTGTTCCTAAACCATCTTCACTTCGTCTATACTCTAATAAACCGTTTACAGCTTCACCAAAATCACAGTCACTTAGTCACTTACTTCTTTTAGCTTACAGTTCAAGCAATTTTTCATTGATTTATATCCTTTCTACCACACCAAAGTGGAATTTGGATTACAATTTTTATTTTACACTTCTATAGTTTCCATAATATTTTAGTTCCCCTTGTCTTCTAGCTTCAACGGCGTCTTCAAAGTTGTCATAATATCCGAGGCTTTTATGTTTTCTCATAATCGCCAAATGAGCAATCCATTTATTAGTACTTTTATCCCAGCATACACCAATATGTCCAGAGGTATTATTACTTGGTTTCTCAACATAGTTCATTAGGTTTTGGCTCTGTGTACATACTCGTAGATTTGATTTTCTATTATCACATTCATTCCTGTTGATATGATCAACAACCATTCCTTTAGGGGCGTTTGTTAAATATCTGTGCATATGTATACTATGCGACTTTCTTTCTTTACCTTTGCCACCATCATTTATATTTGTGCTTACATAATATTTAGGTTCTGTATTTGTCTTTTTATTCCAACACTTTTGCACACACCAAATATGACTGACTATCTTTTCATAATCATCTTTATCAAATAAAACGTTAAATACTCCATGTCTTGGACTATCAACTATTAATTCATAATATTCATCATGTTCTATGTATTTATTGGGTTCTGATTTTCTTCCTATATTTATCTCTCCTTTTTTGTTTGTTTTATATTTTTAGCATTAAGGAAATCGCATCAAACTATAATTTGCTCTATATATTTCTCAACTCTCTCGCTTGATCTTCCAGTATCCTTATTGCTTGCCGAATATCATTAATTTGTTGCTTTCTTTTTGCTATAACGTCAGAATAACAAGAATCAAAAAATCCATCCCAAGTCATATCCCATAAGAATTTATCTAAGTCAATTTGCCTATGTGTTCTGCTTTCATAAACTTTAATTCGTCTTTCACACTTGTAATGAATATAAGGTATACGTCTCCCTACATCGTTGCAAATCCACTTTAATTCAAACTTTCCTGACTCATTTAAAGGAACTTTTTTATAAAGTGTTGTATATGTTTCATAGTCTTTAGACGATTCATGTAATATATATCTATCGTTATTATATGTAAAATAAATTGCCCAATTTTTTATCTTAGTAATTTTAAGTTTTCTTATATCATCAATTTTGAGTTTTTGTTTATCTGGCATTTAAGCACCTCCTTATAAAATCAATACCAAATGATATTTTTATGCTATTCATTACCTTCCGTGATATCTGTTATTTTTACTTCTTCTGCAAAATCAACAGGATAACCGAAACACTCTTGCAAATTACCTTCTACATCTTCCTGATAGTCTTCGTTGATATTTGTAAACTCGATTATGTATTTTTTATTCATGATTCCCCTCCCTTGTGATATATTTATTTCTCATATCGTCGTACTCTTTGTTCATATCAACCAAATCTTCTTCTTTAGTCCGATATGTATAACTAAATTCTTTTCCATTTATGTATTCTAAATAGTTACCATAAGCAAATTCATAACCATAACCACAATTACTACAATGGTAACATTCTTCCTCTGTTCCCCACTCGCTTGCATAAATAGTTTCTTCAATTTCGAAGCCGCATACCGGACATTCAATTTTACGTGTAATATTTATCACCTCCAAATAACTCTATGAAATTGATATTTTATATATTTGTGATATCAATAAACTGTGTTTCTAAACATATATCATCTGCTGTTAGTACTATTTCTTCTTTTTTATATTTTTCCTTGATAATATCAATAGCTTCAATGTCGATTTTCTCATCACTGTCAGGTCTTTCCAACTCTATGTTTCTTATTAAGGTTTCTCTTATTTGAATTTTTCTAATCATTTTTATACCTCCATTATTAATGGTTTATTATATTTTTCTATCCTTTCCACAATCAGATCTTTCGGCAGTACCCCTCTACAGAAGTAAGCACTTGCAAAGGGGCTACCCTCTATAGGTTCGTTCATATTATTTAATGAATGAAATCCTATTCTTTGATCAAATGCAAGTAACTGTATTCCATTCCTAAAGCAGTAATCATATCTCTTTGCACCCTGTAATGAATTTAAAGGTAATAATATTGCAAATGGTTTGCCTAACTCGTCTAATCGCTTAAGAATTTTATCTTTAATATTAAATGGCGGATTTGTTACAATCACATCATAGTCTCTTGGTTCATATGTAAAAAAATCTTGTCCTTCTTGAATGCAGCTTCTAACTACTTCATAGCCATTATTATTAAAGGTATTAAAGTAAGCAGACCATTCTTCATCGCATGGGCACCATATTCTTAAATCTTTGCTTATGTATTTCATTATTGGATCAACTGCATAATAGGGTGTATAATTTTCATTTGATTCATCTGTAGTACTTGCAGTTAAATATCCTGTGTTTAATGCCAAAAATTTTCCTCCTTATTAAGAGGAATGCGCATTCCTAACAATGTAAAGCGTTTGCAACCGCTTGTGTTTTATATATCGTTTAATATTATCTTTAAATAGAATCCAGATTTGGTATACTATTCTGCTATAATCTCTGCTTTTTCTTTATCCCATTTTTCTATAATGAATGACTCTGAAAATGCTTGTTCCCCATTATATAATTTTTCTATTGCTTCTTCTCTGCTGTCTGCTAATACATGAGTAATCTGATAACCACTTATAGGAACCTCAAAAATATAATCAATCATTTAATCTCTCCTTCTATTAAATCTAAATAAAGCTTCACTTCTGTTTATTATTATTTATGTACCACTCTTCAGCTTTTTCCATGGCATTAATTAACGCCTCCGCTTGTTCTCCATTCAATTCGATTACCGGCTCACATAGTCCACAATCAACACACTTTTCATCTCTTAGATATTTACACTTCTTCATTTACTCTTCTCCACACATACAGATTTCACACATATAGAGACATTTTCCGCAGTTGTTATCCCAATATTGATTAAATTCTTCATCAGTAATTTTACTGGATTCTCTGGCATAATACATATCAGCATCTTTAAATCCACATTCCTTTGACATATCTTGTTTATTCATGCTGCTCCTCCTACTATTGCCTTTCTTAAATTCAATATAATCTCATCCGTAGACTGTTCGCCCAATACTTCTAAATCTTTATTTTCAAGTGCCTCAATCAGCAGCTCGGCATTTATTTTGTTCATAACAATATTTATATCCACTCGTTTTCCTCCACCAAAACGTTCTTTTATAGAGTTTCATTAAATGTATACCAACGTTTACTTCTCTTCACCGTCTTGTATACATGCAATTCATATATATTTGGATTCTTTAAATAATTAAGTCCCCTGTTATCCACATAAGTGGGTATCGATTCAGTAATATATCCTTCTTTTTCATAGCTGGCAGAAATCCTATGCATCTCTCCTTCTGATAAATTTTTAATCATTGAAACTCTTTTTAATTTCATAACCCTCCTTTTACTACGAAACAACGGTTTCATTACTATTTTGATTGTGCTGTATCTAAAGTATTTAGTATATCTCCATAAAGTTTTCCAACAATAATTATGCAAATGAACATAATAATGCCAAATACAATTGACCATAAAACTTGATTAGTTGTTATCATGCACCCCAGTAAGAATCCATATAAAGAATAAAAGCAAGTTATTATAACAATCCCTTTGACTCTATCCAAAATGTATTTTTTCATTTGACTGCACCTCCAATTCACTGCCAAAGATTGATTTCATTGTTCACAAATTCCATGACAATCATTTTCATCCTGAAATGTACATGTATTGATGTACTCTTGGGGGCATTCAGGAGAGTCTTCATCAAATGGATTATGACAATGAGAATTACCAAATTCATCAATTTCTAAATACGGGCAAATGTTTTCTTTCATAACTTACCACTCCTAAATTGTTTATTATGTATTATTTTAATTCTACTAAATACTGTATTGTCGTTTGTTCTTCTTTATATACAATGATTTCATCATTTCTTAGCATCTGCCCTTCATGTGCATGTAAACAATTTGCTCTAGGTTGTTCTTTTTGTAATTTCTCATATGTAAAATCATAATACTTGCTATCAAAAGAATGAACATTATACGGATTACCATAAGCTACATTATACAATGCCATAAAGGCTGTATTTGAATTACCTCTTGCCCAATAAGAGCCATTTAAAGAAGTATAGCCTAAAGATTTCCTTGCTTTAGTTGCAAAATAAATCCCATATCCAAACATTTTACCTGTTATTACTGCATTTGTTGGTTTTAATACTAGCCCACTATTAACAATTGACCACCAATTTTCGTTTCTACTTCCATGCCATAGCAATTTAATATTATTTACATTATGGTCTTTTATAAAATTATTAAATCGATCTTGTGTCTTGTTGTTTGTGACCTTCCATGCTTGATAAAATTTATCTCTACATGATCCTAGACAATTTTTTATTTTTTCTATATCATCAGTAGAACATTCTGAAAATTGCAATTCCATTACTTCGAGTATTGTCTTTGGATTTTGCTCAATATTATCTTCAATATCCTCATCAACTTTATTCTGTATTACTTGCCCCTTCATTACATCTAACAAATCTTGTTCTTTTTCAATAATTTTAGAAAAATCTCTTTCATTATTAGCAAGATAATCTGAAACTCTACTCATCTTACGTGGAATAACTTCGAATAATCTAATTAATGTATTATTGAATTTTTCAACATTGTTTTCATTGATTAATTGAGTCAAAACCACTTGCGCTTCATCAATCATAGCTTGTGTTACTTTATTAGATGATATTGTATAATTATCTTTAATTGCTTGCCTTGCCATAGATTGCAATCTTGAAACAATACTTGCTACTACATTATTTTCTATTTCTTTATATTCACTTCTTGGTTTTCTATCTTGCCTAGGAAGTAAATCTAAGACCAATCTCGTTTGGTCTGTATATCCTTTTTTAACTTTTTCATTATATTTTTTATTCCATTGAGATATAGGGTAAGTGGCAGTTTGGAAGCCACCATTTCCTATTCGTCCAAATTCAACATTAAAATAATCTCCATTTGGATTCATTTTATAATATTTATTATGATTATCAGATGTAACCATTACTAAATATATGGGATTTGCATTATCCATTAAACTCCTCCTATAAAATACAGACTAAAATTTCTATATCTACATCTCCAAATGTTTCTTCAATCAATTCTTTAACGCAATCCCAATCAAGTCTATCCAATCCACATCCAATTTGAGGAATTGCTAATTTCGTAATCTTCAATGATAATATGTAGTTTTTCATATCTTCTAAGGTTTCTGATAAAGTATCGTATGTTGGTTTATGATAACATCTAGCCTTTGTAACGAGGTTAAACACATTGTCTATCAATAATGCCTTACCGACATATCCATATTTTTCTCCATCATCAAGCTCAAACCAGTCATGTAATTTATCTTTCATGTTATATATATCTACAAATTGCTTTGCAATACCAGCACCTAATGCAAAATCTCCACTAATACAATGTGCTAAATAATAACCTTGCGGAACTGTGAATAAATCTCTATTTTCTTCTTTTATTATCATAATATTTTCTCCTTTTATTTTTATCATATTATTAGTTATAACTAGGTTCTGTCTTATCTCTTCTTAATCTAATAAAAATCGGGAACTGTAGACTTTCTAATCCTGTTTTCTTATCAGATGTTACCTCTTTATATTTCACTTCCACAATCGTTCCAACAATATCCTCACGATTGTTCCAAATATCTGTACGCTGCTCATCAGAATAACCAGATCCAACATTCACTGTATTGCCATTAAATTCAACCACCAACGCTCCTAAAGTCCCCTTTAACCTGCCATCGCCTTCAATAACATCGACTACTCTCAAATCCATAGTATAGAATCTTTTCACCTTAATTAAATCTGTTGTCCTTTTGCATTTATATGTGGCATCTTTGTTAATCATAAGCCCCTCCCAATCATGGGCTACTGCATAATCTAACCATTTATCAATTTGTGATTGGTCTGTCCCCTGGTAAACCACCTTTACAACTTCAATATTATGTAAGTTTTTATTTTCGATTTCTTCAATTAAAGGTTTCATATTATTTTTATATCTAATTTTATATGTACAATCTGACTCTTTATTCTTTATCTGTTCAGCGGAAAACATATCAAAAATAACTAACTTAATATCATTTTTTGATTCATCGTCTGAATTAATAATACCTGTGCTGCGTCTAAAATTTTCTCCATCTGATAATCCATCTGTATTTTTTCCGATTAATTCACCATCAATAAACTTATTTTCAAGCCCACATGCGATAATATCATCAATGATATGCTGAAATCCCTTAAATATTTTGCCTTGTCTACTGATAAGTTTGCCTTTATAGAATGAACATCTATTACCGTTTAATTTCTGACTTAGTGAAAACCACTCATCTTTTTTAAGTTTTAACTTATCAAAACCAGATCCCAACTGTACTTCCCAAGTATCAATTAAATTTGGTATCGCTTTATTAACTGTCTTATAGTCCACTCCTAATTTCAAACTTTTAGTAATTAGTTGCTTAATAAAATCTTGTTCAGACTGATTGTGCTTGTCAATGTATCTCTGAATATTTGCAATATCAACATCTCTACCGGTATTATTCATTTCAATATAGTCCAAAATTTCAAATAACTGCTCAAAAGACTGATTACACATTCCATAATTAATTTTCTTATCAACTTTTGCTTTGCTAATTCCGGTTGTAATGTTCCCATCAAGTAAGAACACGAGACACCTTTTGAATAATTCGTTATTCTTATTCTCCCTAATAATACTTTCCTTATCATTCTTACCACTTGTTTCTTGAATCTGTTTAAAAATTCTAATTACTTCTTCCATTCATTCTCTCCTTATTGTCGTTTCATATTATTTGTATATATGTATTTACAACCTGTGATACAATCAATCTAGCCTTATCTCTTATGCTTGATTAAATCTTACCACAGGTTGGATACGATGTCAATATGATGTTTCATATTATCTGTATTTTGTCTTAAATTCTTTTATCCATTCATAAACATTCATTTCTCTAGGTAACTTTTCGAGAATATTACAAGCAGCATTAATAATCTGATAATCTGGATAATAAATATCTTTATTTTTCTTTAATTGAATAAGCCCTTCTACTACTTCTCCAATACTCATATCACACATCCTTTCATTCGGTACTGTCACAAATGGCAATCCATATATCCATTCTATCTCCATATTATTTCAACAATTCTACAACAAATTTATCTAATGGAGCATTTAATTTCATATTACCACTCATCCATTGCAAATAATCCTTATGATTTTTAGCCACGTCCGTAATAAGTTCTCCTTTATACTTTCCAAAAGTGAATTTATATGTATTAATATCCGCTTCAACTCTAGGTGTATTATTTTCTTCACCATCAAATAAAACTTCAATATCTTTCCTTGACGCCAAATAGTCACACATATGTACAAATTTCTGCATTTCATTTACTGGTTTATTTAGTACTACGCTACTTCTCTTAGTTGTATTCCACTGCCCCATATGAGAAGAAATAGCCAATGCTATTTGTTTTCTATCTTCTATAGGCAAAACATCATTAAAAATATCAGAAGTTTCTACCCAATCAGCACATACCTGTGGATGCTCATGTGTCGTAAAAGAACTGCCAGCATTACCATGTTTCCATCCATCATGTAATATTATTGCTGATAAAATCACGTCTCTTTCTCTTTCGTTGAATAGTATCTGATTCTGTTCTAACTGTAATAGGTGATTTGCAAATCTAGTAGCCGCCTTGGTGTGTCTAACTAAACCGCCATCTCCTAATGCGTATTTTGGATGGTACTTCCCCGTAGAGGACGCGGCAACCTCAAAGAAATACTGTGGTAGATTGTCCAAAGCTACCTTTGTAAAATTCTTTATATCTTCACTTGCAATAAAAGCTAATTCCTTATTAAGATTTTCACTCTTCATTTTTCATTCTCCTTATTTTAAAATATAGTTGTCTAAGCAATTCTTGCATATCTCATAAATAAACTTACCCATATTTTCTTTGTTGACAAAGTTTAAATAAAAGTTACTTCTTTTTTGCCATGTTAATAATGTTCTTAAAAATGATAATTCGTTGTAATCAGTGTCGTACTTGTGGTTCATAATGTCATCAAGTCTATCGTTTTCAACTATAATGTACACATTATCTATATTAATGGTTCGATTTAATTCTCGCATGAATCTATCATCCTTTTGGTTATTAGCAAAATTTCCAGCTAATTCCTTGACCCCGTTCTTCCTTTCAATTACCAAATCATCCGTAAAATATGTATCAATGGGAAAACCCAACTCTGAACATGCTTTAATTTTGAATGAGTAATCCCCTGTTTTTAATGCTCGCTTTTCATGTTTTATATTGATTTTATCAAAATATTCTAATATGTGGCCAGATGTCTGTTCTCTTGAGTCATGTAATATTACCATGTTTGATAATAATTCTTTGTATCTCTTGTCAGTATAATAGTATTTAATAGTAGTGTCCTCCTTAATAAATTTTAGTATAATCTTTAATCCACTTTTCAACAACATCTGGAATGACTACCCATTCATCATTGATTTTACTTTTCTTGGGTTGTTTCTTCCAGTTCTTAATATAAAGCACATCACCGTTTTCAAATGGAACTTCATTAAAACTCGTTACTATTTCTTTATCCTTGTAGTTAAGTTTTTTATGAACTTTCATTTCTACACTCTGACCATTAGAAATAAAATAGGCTTTGAATTTCGGGGAATATTGTGTATCTAGATCTGTTACTGTTATATATCTCCAATCAATGGTATTATCAATATAATCAATATAATTTAATACTTCATATTGGAATTTTACTAACTGTGCGACTCCATATTCTTCATTATCTACTCGGAATGCTAGTTCTTTTACTATTCCTAGCCAATCAACGTTTGTAAATTGCTTATCACTTATTTTTCCTGATTTTGTAACATCTGTGGCATATTTATAAATATTAATATCATCCAATCCAAGTTCACTAATATTAGATTTTGAGATAGTTTTTCTTCCTTCTCCGGTAGATCCTTTCCATGAGTCATATATTTCCACTATGGTCAACAGTTTTTTTATCGTTCCATACTTTTTAAAGTAACCGATTTTTACAAGATTTTTAAATACTGTAGCATTTACATTAGTTCCTTTAATAGAACTATAAATATCAATAAAATCATCTAGTCCTATATTATAAAAATCCATCATATTTTCTACAGCCTTTTCACCTATTCCTTTAACACTTGATAAATTAGGATAAATTACTTTAGTTTCATCATCTACAGTAAATTTTGAATTATCTTTGCCGTATTCATAAGAACCCATTGAGTAACCAAATACATTCATAGCTTCTTTAATTAATGATGCTACCTTATTCTTATCCCCTTTATCTTGATAATGGTTTAAAGTCACTTCATAGAATTTTGATGTATAATGTGCTTTCATCCAAGCTTCATATAAACTGTCGTTAGCCATTGCTAGAGCATGTGGCGCATTAAATGAATATCTAGCACTATCTTTTACTACCTTATATACTGGCTCAAAGTTATCTAAGTTCCCGATATTTTCTTGCCAATGACTTTTTAAGGTAGATTCTACGTGAGCTAATTTTTCTCCAACTAATTTTTTCTTACTTATTTTTTTTATCGTGTCATAACTTTCTTTCATAGGGATACCAAGATAAGAGAATATTTTCATTACTGCTTCTTGGTATAACATGTAGTGGAAGCAATCTTTTAATAATTCATCTATTGCTTTTTCTCCATTTGAATATTCAACCCTATTTAAAAATCCATCAAGTAATGACTTAAAACCTGGACGTATACCCGCAATAAAGGCAGCTAATTCCTTAATTTCTTTTGGTTTATATTTCATAACTCGTTTAGTCGTAGCTGGCTTTTCACATTGATTAAGGCTACATGTTGCACCAATCTCATACATTCTCCAAGTAAGCTCATCCCCCTGAACCATTTTTCTTAACTCTGAAACGGTAGGAACTTTTCGATTAATACTTGAATAAAGTTTAAAAATAATCCCAACAACATCAACTATAAGAAAATCGTCTTTTACATAACCATACGAATCTAATAACCCACCTTCTATATTTGCTACAATTGTTGATTTTCCTGTACTCTCTGAATGACACCGGATTAGTCCTATTTCATATCTAATGTCTCCATACCCGACAACATCTTTATCATTTGGATTTCCATTGAATAGCATAAAACCACAATTGTGTACGGCGACATTATTTATCGTATAAGAATTATCTCCAACAACAGAAAGATTATATGTTTCTGTTTTATGTGATTTTTTTGTGACTTCTTTCACTTTTATCCAAATCAAACCATCTTTATAAAAATTTTCTCTTTTGTCACACCCTACCGAAAACCTTCCAACATATTTCTTTTTTGAATGAACTAATCTATTTTCTATATATTCGTCATGTCCGTCAATCATTGATATAGTACAAGGAATACGATATACTTTATGAATACAATATTGTAGTCCATAACATAACTCTTTGCTAACAGTTTTAAAAGATACAACAGCATGTGTTTTATTAATTGATTCATTCCCATCTGCACTTAAATATCCAACAATAAATTCTTTCAGATAATCAATTGGAAGATTAAAAATATCTGATGTTATTTTTTTGCCGTGAGCATATTTCCCAAATTGTTGTAAATATTCAAAAAATGGTTTATGATAAAAATTAATTTTGTAAGTTGTATTTGCTTCTTCAACTTTATATTTTAAGTAAGATGGGATGTGACTTATAATTTCATTCAACTCTACTTCATCTGTTTTATTACAACATATCACGATTTTATGATAATTTTTTCTTGGACTTTCACACCATCCATCTCCTATATATCTACCAATAAGCCACCATAAATTTTTATCGTTTAAATCAATATATCTGTTCTTATATGTTTTACATTCTTGATAAAACGTTGGTATAATTGCATTGTTGTCTATCGGATATCCAACATAATCCCCTTTCTTTAATTCTTCAGCGGCGCACCATTTTATTTCATTATCGACCATTGAATAAAATGGATGATTTGGAGTACATGTAATTTTATCTCCAGTAATTTTGACATCAACAATTTCATCTGTCTTATTTTTCATGGTCTCTATAACTTGGCTATATTTGTTGTTATGTGTTAATACAAAATCTCCAACATTGATATCCTCTATTTTTTTATATCCATCCGACATATGAACCAGTTGTCCTTTTAAAAAACAAGCATGAACTTTTGCTTGCTCGATTATTCCTTGATATGGTTTACTATCGTTAAATATTTGTAAATGGGTTTTATCTGTTATATAATCTTCAATATGTATATCTTTTTTATCTTCCTCATCATCAACTTGTTTTAATGCTTCATTATATTGGTCAATACATTTTGAAATCTCATTCGCAATACTTGGCTCGATTCCTTTGATATCTGCATATAACTTAAACCCAGATTTCTCTCCGAGTTTTCCAACTGCCAAAAGAGGATAACAACCATGTTCTCCAAATAATTCTTTTGCCGCTAAAACAAAAGGTTCTTGTGATGACACATTGAAATCAATATCTGGCATTTGATGAGAAGATAAGATTCTGTCTCTTGTTATAAACCGTTCAGGATAAATAGGGACTTCTGATTCAAATCTATCCATAGTCGTGAAACCTAACAATTTACTCGTATAATAAGAACTTGCGCTTCCTCTTGATGTTGTTGTCAGCTGTCCGTTGTATTTCGTAACTGCTAAATCCACCAAAGCATTATTGTCTAAGAAATAATCGACTGTATTGCTACCATCTACTTCTCCATATTCATATAACATTCCTTGATTTCTATCTTCTGTTTTATGCTCATCATCTTCATTTTCAAATTTATCATTTAGAATCTCTGATAAAATTTTTGACCTTTCATTGTAATTATATTTCTGATATTGCGGTAAAATAGGAATCTTAAAATCAGTATTTATAGTGATATCATCACATCCATTTAAAAAAACATGTGTATTCATCATAGAATAAATAATTTCTTCTTTAGGCAAAACACATTGTTCTTCCATTCTTTTATATGCACCATAACCACTGGGGAAATCCATATACCACCCATTTTCGTCATCATAGTGTTGACCTTTTCTTTTAAGTAAATTATCTCGTTTAATTCTATCTTCTTCATTTATATAATGAGTATCTAGCCCAATAATGGTTTGAATCCCATATTCTTGAGACATATCATAAATAAGTAGATTTAGATCTTTTTGTGGCTGTGTGTTATGTGTCTGATATTCTAAAAAGAAGCTATCTCCAAAATGTCTCCATATTTTTAGCCAAATATCTTTTGCGTCATCATACTTCCATCCAGCAATACAGGCAGAGGTTATGTATACTTCATCTTTAGTCAATTGAAACAATAAGTCTAAATCTATTCTAGGTTTTCCATAGAACCCGTCTATGCTTGCCATAGATAAGATATAATTTAATTTTCTCATTGCTTGGTATGTTCTAGCTACTATTACTATATGGCAATTAGTCCTATCCTTTTCTTTTCTATCTTTTACCCAATATGCTTCTGTAGAATATCTGAATTGTAATGGGTTTTTTAATCCCATTTTTTTTCTTGCATTTTCGTCATATGTATTTTTGCAAACATCATAAATATATAGCCACTCACCTTGATATCCATGTTCTCCTGAGAATAAACACTTACACTCATATGAGTCCAATTTTTTCATGAAATCAATAATATCTGTGGCGGAGTCAATTTGAATTAAGTCAGACCAAGTTGTATGTTTATGATAATTTTCCATCATCATATTCATGTTATTAATCCAATCTGATACATCATATGGGAACTCAAATTTCAATCTATTTTTTGCTATATTTGCATATTCAATTAAGTTATTCAATTAATCACTTCCCATCAGTTTATAATCACAACTGTTTCTGAATCCGCACAGATTATTACAATAGAAATAATCAATATGTGGTACAAAATTTTCTTCTTTATGTACTTCAGCAACAACATCCACTGCCCACTTTTTGCTTGCATCATATTCTTCTTTAATAAATGCAAGTTTAAGCCACTTTTGATCCCTAAAATAATTCCATTGCAATTCACTTGGAAACACACCATATTCTTTTATAATTTGCTCACAATAAAGATATAATTGCTTCTTGTAACTTTCATAATCAGCAATCTTCTTTTTTAATACTCCACCTTTTTTACCTATTGGATATTCACTTGATTTATGGTCGATTACAATAATATTTCCTGTTTCTTTATGTTTAACTAACAAATCTATGTATCCTATAAATTCAATTCCACTAATGTTAAATCTGCATTCCTTTTCAATTCCTAGAATTTCATAGTCACTTAGCCAATCGAAATTTACTTGTTCAAAATAATCTAACCCTAAGTAAAAATACTTGTCTTTGGTTGTATCTGGTACATCAGAAGAAAAAACTTTTTCATCAAAATTATCTGTATAATATTTCGCTGCCTTTTCTATTAGTAAATCACCCTTTAAAATCATTTCTAAAATCTCATGGCAAAAATGTCCAAATGCTGCGTAAAAGTTCTGTTCATTTTCGTAAATTCTTTTTCCATATTCATCTCTAAGCAAATAATTCAAATACCATTCATATTTGCAGTTTTCAAATGAGTGACATCTACTAAAACTCCAAACCATTTTATTTATTTCTGCTGTATATTCTCCCAAGTAATCATTCCTTTATAATATTTTTTTCTTGTTGGAATACAATTCATTCCAGACGTTTATACCTTTATCTATAGGAGAGTTCTTTGCTTCAACTCCCCCCAGTAACCCATTTTTATCTTCAATTATGTAAACATTAGTAAATCGCTTTAACATATTTATGTTTCTTACAACTTCTTTTTCTTTATATGAAACGTCAGAATCATAACATAACACAACGTCTACTCTTAATTTAATTAAATATATAATCTGTTCATTAGTTAGAGTGTGTTTTTCTGCCGAAGCCGAGTCTTTAATTCCATTCCCAAACAACTTCATCACACTCTTTATACTTTCAAAAATCTTTACTTCTTTTGTTTCTTTTATATATGGTAGGGTAATGTTTAACCCCTGAAAATAATCCATTACACCAACAGAGAAATAATTTATGTATTTACATATCCCCATCTTTTTATAGTCAGAGAACAGAGTTCTTCCTTTTATATTGATGAAATTATTATCAGTGTCATATACCGGATATATAATTCTATTACTTCTGTCATCAATTCTTATTTCATATAAATCTATTTCTTCTTGTCTAATTCCTTCCTCCAGCCATTCTTTAATAATTCCTTTTCTATATTTGTTAAATTCATCTTTTTTCAGAATATCATGTTTAATATTGCTTATATTAATTTGCTTTTCTTTCTTAATCTTTTTATTTATTAGTACTGTTTGCGACTGACACATAGTTTTTAGATCTATGTTTGCCAATTTTGAAGCCTTCTCAATTGCATCATCATAAGTGAGAGATTCATATTCGTGTAGATATTGAATTATTCCCCCACCTCGTCCACAACTAAAACAAAAAAAACTATTTTTTTTTGGAGTAACAGAGAATGATGGAGTTAAATCAGGATGTAGGGGACATGTGCCAAAATAATCTTTACTCTTTTGCTTTAATTCTATTGACTGGCTTATATATTCTAATAAATCTACTCCATCACTAATCTCTTGTATCATATCTTCATCATACCTAACCAATCATTCTCTCCTCCCTTTTCTAGTCATAAGGTGCTAATATTTGATGTTGTTTTGCCTCAATGATTCCGACTTTTTTATTTGTAAACATCATATCAATATATTCATTTTCTCCCATATGCTGCTTACCAATACGATTCAACTTTACTTTTAGCTTATGCGTTCCACACTCTCTACCATCATTGACTATTTCTTCATCTGTTTTTTCTTCCCATTTCACAGCCACAGAACAATATTTTTCTATACCATCTGATTCAGCTACTTCATTATTCCTATTTAACTGTGCAAATGCTAATACTGACATTTTCAAATCACCGGCAATAATATTTTTTAACCAGTTTGCTATACCAGCCATATAAGCACTTCTTTCAGCTGAATTTAATATTGAATCATCACATTTTATGTAATCCCAAATTACAAACTTCAAACCCATTTCTATTTTCTTTTGGGCACAGATTGAATAGAATCTTTCCTTAGTTATGTATGGATCATAATTATGATACAATGGCAGCGTTTCAATGTAATCATTTGTTTCTGCGATTTTTTTTTCTTCTTCTTCCGATAATGGATCATTCTTTATCTTATTTACAGGAATGCCACTAATATATGATAGTGCTCTAATGTACCAATTCTCGTCACTCATTTCACTATCCTGGACGAAAGTAGGCACACCATTCATTGCTTTATGTAACGCTTCTATCATAGCCAGCCAGCTCTTACCTTTTTTCATTCTGGCCTCTATGACAACCAATTCCGTTTCTTCATATGTAAAAAATCCGTTTATTGTTGTAAAGAATGAGGGCAACCCATATGATTCTCCACGGCATTTTTTCCCCTTAATTCTAGTCCAAATATCTTTTACCTTTGATCCAAATGTGGTTATTTCTCCATCAGTCACATATCTCGTAGTTAATTCATTGATTTCTTTATATACCCCATTACTCATGTCATCCAAGCCTATCTCTTGATCAAAACATGTTTTCTGCCACTTAAGTGTCTGTTTATAGAAATCTCTTTTAAAAGCCAATTCAACAACCCTATTCACTAGTAATAGATATTCTTCTACGGTATCACGTTTTGAGTTATAACATAAATCTATATATTCTTGGATGCTAGGCATATTGTATTCTTGAATTTTCTTTTTAACCGCCTTATTGGAATCCAACATCTGTTCTATATTTAAGGCTGTAATATTGGTAATCTTTTTATTATACAGCTCTTTAATTGCCCAATATATACAAGCATTATCGGTATTATAGAAATATTTTTCGTGTAAATAGTTACTATGTAAGATAAATTCAGGATGATAAACTAACGTGGAAATGACTCCTGCTTCTGATTTATTGTCTGTAATATCGCATAATTCCATTAATTCCCTCCTTTAAAAATCCCTCCGAATCCAGTATTTCTCTCAACAGTGAAATTAAACGATGTTTGATTAGGTTCTTCATATGTAATCTCTTCGTTTTCAATCTGTTTTTTAATAACAGATGATTGTTTTTTCTTCCATGCATCTTTAATTCTGTTATTATCAACTAGATAGTGTAATCCATAAGGACTTTTAATAGGAGTTCTATTGGTAATCGCATAGTTCAGAGCAAACAGCAAATATTCGGAATCAATCTTCTTTGTAAAAACTAAAGTATTAATAGCACTAACAAGCTGTTTTACCACAACTGTATTGCTAACTTTTTCATAATAAATATCTCTTATTTGTGTAATGTTTTCACTGATTTTAGAACAATCATCATGCATGTACCGGTTGCCTACTTTGACGGCTTCGTTTTGCGGAATATCCTCATTTTCATGCTTACAATGTTTAAAAGCACACTTGTATGTTTTTACTTGACCCACAGTTTTTTCCTTTCCTTCAACAGTATTGATTCACTTTTCTAGGAGTTAAAATTGTATCCTCGTCACTCCATCCCCTATCAAGTCTAGCCCATAAAGTAGATAAATTTATTCCTGTGATATCGGCCCATTCACCTATCGTATGTATTTCTCCGTTGCACTCAATAAATCTATTTGTAGTCTTGTTATTTTCTTGTGTCTTATATGTTGACCACCTGCAATTACTTGGTTCATAATTTTTACATGTATCAATTCTGTCAATTGTTAAATTTTCTTGATATCCATTATTGGTTGCCCCAGTTGTAAAAATTTATTAATCCATCTCTACCTAACCATTCGGGGCAAAAGGAATTGAAGTTTGCCCCATAACATGAATACCGATTATTATTCTCTTTATAACATCTTGACTTCATAGACTTATAGATATTATTGATTCTTGTATGTGCAAGTCCATGTTTATAGTTCATAGATTTAATTAAATGGTAGTTCTTCCGAATCTAAACCATCTGGAATATTAATAAATCCATCTCCACTAGACTTACTTGGTTCTGGTTTTGCCTTATTTGAATCACTGTCTTTTTCTTCAAATCCAAAAATAACATAGTTTGTATATGTAACATTTTTTTCTTTGTCATATTTATTAGTTACTTCGCAAGAACCGATTTTTACATTTTCTCTTTCACCGAATCTTTTGGCTTGCTCATGAGCCGTACCTACAAGCCTAACAAATTTATTGCTCCAATCCGTTTCATATTTATCTGTTTCCTTGTTTTTTTTAGATGTTGACATTTCTGCTACTGTGTATTTTCCTTTATTTTCTGTCTTCCATACTGTACCAAAATTCCCTTTACCAAATCCCATAATATAATCTCCTTTAAATGTTGTTATTTTCAAGTGCTCTTTTTGCTATTTTCGAATAGCTAATAACTGTTTCTTTAATTTTTCTAAAACGCTTGTATCCTCAATTAATCTTGGATCACCATTAGCATTTTCGTCAGCTGACTTGCAAACCTCTGCTACTTTCGTTTTTGCAGCATCTGATAATGTTGACCTGGTTTTAATGAGTTCCATACATTCCCCTTGAAGTTTCTGTATTTCAACAATAACCTGTGGCTGATCATCTTTTTCATAAATATACAAAGCGACACCGTGCATAGCAATACACTTTGTCAATGCCCTCATGAGAGTTTTATTCACGTCAAACATAGATGCAGCTTCAACTTCTTTGTCTCCATATTTTGTTACATATTTATATGCTTCAAGTTTCATCGCTTTGTTTGCACCATCCATCACTGGGAGAGGCATTCTGTGTGTTATATCTCCTACTTTTACCCACGCATAAACCATTAATCCGGCTTCTGTTTGGATGTATGGAACTTTCTGTGTAATAGTAGATTTTGACTCTTTTATTACATTTCCCTTGTCGTCATATTCCTTAATAACTGTTTCTCTGACATCTTCAAATTCTTCCCAATCGTATGTAGCATCTGGATGTTTTTTCATTAATTCACTATAGGCACTTGCCCAACTTAAATACGTTAGATCCTTCTTTTTGTAGGTTCTATCACTAACATTAACATTGTAAAGTTCCTCGAAATAGTTATAAGCTTTTTCCATTAAATCTCCTTATATGTATTATAAATTTTAATAGTTACCTTGTTTAATATTATTTTTATTAATTTTTAAATCCGAATGAAACCCCGATTTTACTTACAGTCCAAAATACTCTTTAATAAAACCATTCTTAAATGGATTATATTTCCTAATTACTAATTTTCCATTAAGACTTGCAAAGTAAGTCTTTTCTCCTGTCGTCAATTCATATTCATAAACTGCTGTATTCAACTGTTCAACAATATCTGTGATCTCTTTAAATGCTTCTTCTGATTTGCTTTTAGCTGCTTCTTCCTTATCTTTCTTCAACTTCAAATCAGCCTCATAAGCATTGACCTCTTTGTCTAATGCAAAGTAATCAGTTCCCTCAAATTTTGTTCCGTCACTAGCTGTAATAGTTATATTTTTCATTTCAACTTCCTCCTTATCATTTTATATAATTGTTTCATATTATTTGTATAATGGTGGGCTGTTTATTCTACACATTGTGTCCTCCCTATTTAAAATACTCCAGAAATTCTTAATATGTATCCAACAATTGCAACTGGAATACTAATTTCTCCTGCAAATAATCCAATTACAATACTCCCTATCAGAGGTATCGATTTACCAAACCAAGATAAAATCTCAATTACTGACCATGCACCAACTGTAATATTTAATATAAAAATTATTATCCATACAAGGCATCCGCTCTTGTCT